TATACCTTGTAATCCTTGTGCACCAGTGGCACCAGTTGCACCTGTATTACCAGTATCACCTTTTATACCTTGTAATCCTTGTGCACCAGTGGCACCAGTTGCACCTGTATTACCAGTATCACCTTTTATACCCTGAATACCTTGTAATCCTTGTGAACCAGTTGCACCTGTATTACCAGTATCACCTTTTATACCCTGAATACCTTGTAATCCTTGTGAACCAGTTGCACCTGTATTACCAGTATCACCTTTTATACCCTGAATACCTTGTAATCCTTGAGCGCCTAATATACCTTGAGCACCAGTGGCACCTGTTGTACCCTGAGCACCAGTTGTACCCTGAGCACCAGTGGCACCAGTTGTACCCTGAGCACCTGTTGTACCTTGAACACCTTGAGCGCCTAATATACCCTGAGCACCAGTAGCACCAGTTGTTCCTTGAGTACCTGTTGTACCTTGAGCACCTGTAGTTCCTTGTCTACCTTGAACACCTTGAACACCTTGAGCGCCTAATATACCCTGAGCACCAGTAGCACCAGTTGTTCCTTGAGTACCTGTTGTACCCTGAGCACCAGTGGCACCAGTTGTACCCTGAGCACCAGTGGCACCAGTTGTTCCTTGAGTACCTGTTGTACCCTGAGCACCAGTAGCACCAGTTGTTCCTTGAGTACCTGTTGTACCCTGAGCACCAGTGGCACCAGTTGTACCTTGAGCACCAGTAGCACCAGTTGTTCCTTGAGTACCTGTTGTACCCTGAGCACCAGTTATACCTTGAGATCCAGTTGTTCCTTGAGTGCCTGTCGTGCCTTGTGAACCAGTAGCACCAGTTGTTCCCTGAGCACCTGTAGTTCCTTGTCTACCTTGAACACCTTGAGCGCCTAATATACCCTGAGCACCAGTGGCACCAGTTGTACCTTGAACACCTTGAGCGCCTAATATACCTTGAGCACCAGTGGCACCAGTTGTACCTTGAGCGCCAGTGGCACCAGTTGTACCTTGAGCGCCTGTTGTACCTTGAGCGCCTGTCGTACCTTGAGTACCAGTTGTTCCCTGAGCACCTGTAGTTCCTTGTCTACCTTGAACACCTTGAGCGCCTAATATACCTTGAGTACCCTGAGTTCCAGTTGTACCTTGAAGACCTTGAATACCTGCAGCAAAGGGTGCAGTCCATTGAATTCCACTTCCAGTCGCGACTAAAATAGAACCGTTAGTGCCCACATTATTATTAAAGTCGTAAAGACCAGAACGAAGTCTTACATTTCCATTAACGTCCAATTTTTGAGTTGGACTTGTCGTTCCAATTCCAACATTTCCACCATAAGCTGCAAACTCAATTGTTCCATCCGCATCTACATCTATACTTGGTATACCAGAAACATCATTAACTGAGAAAATCGATCCGGTAGTAAGATTGTTTGTAATACTGAAAAGTTGCCCAGCAGAACCTTCAAACGATAATGTTCCAGAATTCAAGCTATCATATGGAATGATATCTATTGCAGTACCAATTCCAAAAGCTCCAGTAGAAGGATTATATTGTAATTTAGTACTTGTTACATTAAGAGTTGTTGAAATTCCTGATGTAGCAGTTACAAATCCAATAAAGGCATTGGTAGATGTTGTATCGTTAACAATTGTAAATCCACCATTATTAGCACCTTGAATACCTTGAGTTCCTTGTGATCCAATTGTGCCTTGAGTACCAGTTGTACCTTGAGCGCCTGTAGTTCCTTGTCTACCTTGAACACCTTGAGCGCCTGTTGTACCCTGTGTACCTGTTGTACCCTGTGATCCAGTTGTACCTTGAGCACCAGTAGTGCCTTGAGCGCCTGTCGTACCCTGAGTGCCTACTGTTCCTTGAGTACCTGTTGTACCTTGTGTGCCTCCAGTACCAGCAGTGCCGTTTACACCCGAAGTGCCTTGAATACCCGTTGTACCTTGTGAACCTGTAGTGCCTTGAGCGCCTAATATACCTTGAATGCCTTGTGTACCCTGAGCACCTGTTGTACCTTGAGATCCAGTTGTACCTTGAGTGCCTGTTGTACCTTGAGCACCAGTAGTACCTTGTGAACCTGTAGTGCCTTGAGCGCCTAATATACCTTGAATGCCTTGTGTACCTTGAGATCCAGTTGTACCTTGTGAACCTGTAGTGCCTTGTGATCCAGTTGTACCTTGAGCGCCTGTAGTTCCTTGTCTACCTTGAACACCTTGAGCGCCTGTTGTACCCTGTGTACCTGTTGTACCCTGAGCACCTGTTGTACCTTGAGATCCAGTTGTACCTTGAGTGCCTGTAGCACCTTGAGCACCAGTAGTGCCTTGAATGCCTTGTGTACCTTGAGATCCAGTTGTACCTTGTGAACCTGTAGTGCCTTGAGCACCAGTAGTGCCTTGAATGCCTTGTGTACCTTGAGTGCCTGTTGTACCTTGAGCACCAGTTATACCTTGAATGCCTTGTGTACCTTGAGTGCCTGTTGTACCTTGAGCACCAGTTATACCTTGAATGCCTTGTGTACCCTGAGCACCTGTTGTACCTTGAATGCCTTGTGTACCTTGAGTGCCTGTTGTACCTTGAGCACCAGTAGTACCTTGAGCACCAGTTATACCTTGAGCACCAGTAGTGCCTTGAGTGCCTGTCGTGCCTTGTGAACCTAATACACCTTGTGTACCTTGAGTGCCTGTCGTGCCTTGTGAACCTGTTGTTCCCTGTGATCCAGTAGCACCTTGTGAACCTGTTGTACCTTGTGTACCCTGAGCACCTGTTGTACCTTGAGATCCAGTTGTACCTTGAGCACCAGTAGTACCTTGAGCACCAGTTATACCTTGAGCACCAGTAGTGCCTTGTGTACCCTGAGATCCAGTTGTACCTTGTGAACCTGTTGTACCTTGTGAACCTGTTGTTCCCTGTGCACCAGTTGTACCTTGTGAACCTGTTGTACCTTGTGAACCTGTTGTTCCCTGTGCACCAGTTGTACCTTGTGAACCTGTTGTTCCCTGTGCACCAGTTGTACCCTGAGATCCAGTTGTACCCTGAGATCCAGTTGTACCTTGTGAACCTGTTGTTCCCTGTGATCCAGTAGCACCTTGTGAACCTGTTGTACCCTGAGATCCAGTTATACCTTGAGTGCCCTGTGCACCTGTTGTACCTTGTGTACCCTGAGATCCAGTTATACCTTGAGTGCCCTGTGCACCTGTTGTACCTTGTGTACCCTGAGATCCAGTTATACCTTGAGCGCCTGTTGTGCCCTGAGCACCTTGAACTCCTTGAGCACCAGTTATACCTTGAGCGCCTGTTGTACCCTGTGATCCAATTGTACCTTGAGCACCTTGAGAACCTTGTAAACCATCAGTACCCTGGGCACCTTGTGATCCAATTATACCTTGAGCACCTTGTAAACCATCAGTTCCCTGTGCACCTTGTATTCCTGTGGCACCTTGAGCACCTTGAGCACCTTGTAAACCATCAGTTCCCTGTGCACCTTGTATTCCTGTGGCACCTTGAGCACCTTGAGTACCCTGTAAACCATCAGTTCCCTGTGCACCTTGTATTCCTGTGGCACCTTGAGCACCTTGAGTACCTTGTAAACCATCAGTGCCTTGTGCGCCCTGTATGCCTGTGGCGCCTTGCGATCCTGTAATACCCTGAGCACCATCAGCGCCTTGAAGACCTTGCGCGCCTAAAATTCCTTGAAGACCTTGAGCGCCAGTTGTTCCCTGAGCACCTTGAGCACCTGTTATACCTTGACTACCCTGTGCGCCTATATTACCTTGAATGCCTTGAGTGCCTTGAGCACCAATTTCACCTTGAATGCCTTGAGTGCCTTGAGCACCAGTTTCACCTTGAATACCTTGTGAACCTATTGTACCTTGCGATCCTTGAACACCTATAGTTCCTTGAAGACCTTGTAGACCTTGAATACCAATTGTACCTTGAGGTCCTTGAAGACCTATAGCACCTTGAACACCTTGAATACCCTGAGGCCCTTGAGGTCCTTGAGGTCCCTGAGATCCTTGTGCGCCGAGAGCATCGTATGCATCGCTTAAGCGCCAGATAAGACCGTCACTGTGATATCGATTGCCGTCGTCAAGTTGTACCTGTCGACCTTTATAGTCTATAGGATTTAATGCTGCTAGATCACCACTGGTAATAACAAACAAACCGTCGTCAACTAATTGTTTGTTTGATAGAAATTTATTCGACATTATATGATACCTACACCCACATGCTCTGCCGAAGCTTGTTCATTAGCTGAAGCCCAAACATCACATGCTCCCGAAACGCTAGATTTTACCTGGATCGAATCGCCGTTTGCGGTTGCAAGATTTCTTTTGATTAGGGATCTTCCTTGTAACGGAATAGCTACACTCTCGCCTGCAGGAATAAGAGTTGCGCCCAATGCATCATTTACAACTGAAGCTGTATTTCCTTCTGCGATAAAACGAACTTCAATTATGCAAGAACCACCAGTTTTGTTTTTGACTATAAGTGGTGTTAGAAAGAATATTTCACCTGCTGCAATACCTCGAGAAGGATAAGAGGGATCTCTAGCATCAGGATATTGTGACTCTGAGGGATCGGGAACAGAAAAGTCTGGTGCTTCTGCGATTGTAACAAATGTATTAGGAACACTCTCGTAACGAATGTTTACAGGTTTACCTGTTGATGGTTGGCGACATGTAATTCTTGCCATTAAAATCCTCCAAATGTAATAGCTGCGCGAGTAGCTTCACGTTTTGTAGGTGCAATAAATCCGCGACCTCCCATACCAAATCTTGCGTCAATTGTGACATCACCAGCAAAGATAGCATTACCATCACTATCTTGTCCTGTAGCAATGACAAGAGCGCCATCTTGTTCTAAAATACTGTCTCTGATTGGCAATCTTGACTGTGCTGGTGGAATTTTAATTTGCCAAACACCAATCATGTTAGCTGTCCAAGTATGACCAATAGCCTCAATTCTACTTGGTTCAGTGCGTGTTTGTGGACTATCGATTGTGCTTTTTACCGCAATAGTGGCATTATTTACCATAGTCTGTGATGTGGCGTCTACACCAGTAAGAGCGTTAATTTGGTCTCTTATGTAATCATAACAAAACTTAAATTGTGTTTTCTTGTCGCTCGACAATACAGGATTACCAACAGCGTCAAACAATACCAATTGGAAACGTTCAATCATATCTGAACCACCACCACGCAACATTTCTTCAAGTGCTTTAATCCAAACACTACCGTCATATCGAGTGTATTCTTGATCATATGCGTCCCAAGCAGATATAGTACCTGTTGCTGTTAATGCTGTCCACATATTATTAATGATTGTAGTAGAGGCTGCCGCAACAGCGTTTGCAGCAGTTGTGTTTGGTGTCATTGTTCCTGATATTGCATAAGGAACGCCGATGTTGCGTGAACCTGATGCAACTAGCGAATAGTCACCAAACTGCGTAGAACAAGAACTGAGAATGATTTGACCACCGCTCATTGCTAAGAAGTGTTTGTGGGCCCACATAGAGATGGCGTTAACAGCGTTGATTAGTCCGCCATTCTTTGCACAATAACCAATACCATTGTATGTTACAGGTGTTGCACCCCATGTCATGATGTTTGGAAAGATCGAATATTGAGAACAAACAAGACCGTCTGCTATAACAACGCCAGGTCCTCTTGGATATTGTGGATTTCCATTTAGAGGATCTAGTTTACCTCCAACAACGCTTATAGGCTGTGAACATCTTACAGCACACTTATGAGCGTATGGTACGCGCGTGATGACTGCACCAGGTCTAAAACTGAATGCAAAACCTTCTGTAGGATCTGTCAAACTATTTAAGCGGAAATTCTCAATGATAAATCCTTCAACAAAACATCCTGATCCCATACGAAATACGTTGCGCTCTTCAAAGTTAGGAACAGGACGAATGAATACTGAACGATGGGCAGCTTGTACAATACAACCATCAGGTAAATCTAACCAACCTTGTGTGTAATAAACACCAGGTGATACTTTGATAAGAACAATATCGTTTCTTGCAGTTGCAACTGCAAGAGCTTTTTCTAGCGATGCAAAAGGAGAATATTCGCTTGTGCCGTCATTTGCAGTATCGCTACCTGTTGTAGAAACAAATAATGTCCTCGAAAGTGATGGAAGAGCACCAGGTAAACCAACATCACCAACATTTGTCCACATACCTGCACGACGAATCTGAAGAAAATCTGTTTCTTCATTATAGATAACAAGACCATCAGGAGGATTAGGAATAGCATCTCGCTCTGTTGTAGTCATTCGAGGGAACAATAGACCCTTGTCTCTTGCCCATAAGTCTAGAACGGCAGCTTGGCTCGGTTGCTGTATAGGAATTTGTCCTCGTGCACCCATAGCTGTAGAGCCTTGAGGTGTAATAGAGAACATAGAATTTGAATTGATTTTGAAATCGACTAGTTTAGTGTTTGCGGCATAAGAGATAGCATTGACATTCATGCCAATGCCAACAAACACATTCGATGTATTAGCCCAAGTCGCTCTTAAATTTGAAATAGGTGTTGGCATTAACCCTCTACCACGTAATACTTAAATTGATAATCTTGTGACAGAAGTCCTGTAAAATGCTCTTCAAGAGCTACAATATTTCCATCACCATCATATATAGCATCCGCCAGAGCCTGTTCCCATTCGTCAGGCTCATATCTCAAATCATAATCAAGAGTAATGTTAAATTCTGTAAGAGTGAGAGTTGTTCCAGTCTCATTACCTACAATTGTCATACCAGCTTGAAAATTTCCATATATATCATAGATTACAATTAGTCCGGTATCTGGATAGTAGTTCTTAACTCTTGCTTGGTTATTACCTGAATACACAAGCTCGTTCAGCTGCCATGTCATTTACCACCACCAGCTCTACCACCATAAACAACAACATCCATAGAGTGTCCTTTTGGATTAGTAGGACCGGTAGGATGTATAACAACGCAATCTTGTTTATCAGGAGCTGCAATGTCACCCATCGCACAAATCACAAGTTTACCTTGAATGTAAACATTCTTAGCGCCGTACACAGCTTGCAATTGACCTCCATCGCAGTGTGTATCATAATCACCTTCAACTGCCCACAATATACCATTCACTTTGACAGTGCTTTGTCCTGTAACGATTGTTGTAGCCTCACAAAATCTCTTATCGCCGTGACGATGGGCTCCTGGCATTTTATTCCTATGCTACTTTCTTTGGTCTTCCTCTGCCGCGCTTTACAGGCTGCTCATCTGGCTTCTGTACATCTTCAATTGCGAAGACGCTAATACCTGTTGAACCTAATCCTCCGGCACGATCTGTTTTTTGAATTGGAGCATCGAAGATTTCCCAAAGAATATATTCCTCTGATTTAATCATTTCCGCTTGTGCAATCCTATCTCCATTATTTATCGTCTGATCTACACTGGAATTATTTGCAAGCAAAACAAAAGTTTCTTGGACATAATCCGAATCGATTACGGCTTCTAGGTTTGCTAAAACAAGACCTTGCTTAAGTGATAGCCCAGACCTAGGATGAATTCGTACCGAATATCCTTCTGGAATATCAAAGATCAATCCAGTAGGCACTAGAATACGATCACCAGGCATGATCTTAATTGAGCCATTAGAAAGTTGCCTCGTTAATGGCGCATTGTACATATTGTATCCAGTATACTCAGTCTTGCCCGTAGATTGAAACGATAGATCGAAACAAGCTGCTTGTTTTGTTGCAAACTTAGGAAGATTGACGTTGGGATCTGTCTTAAAAATTCTCAAACGATTCATTATATAGCTCCATGTTAAGTTTTACGTTTGCCAATATTGTATTTTGTTACCAGATTCCATTCCGTCTTTTCACGGTGTGATATGATTTTGATTTGTGAAAGGGGAGCGACAGGAGTCTGGCTTTTAGCAGGATCAACAAGAATAGCCAATCTCCATTCTGATAGGAGATTGGCTATTGTATTCACACGACCACGATCCTCATCTGAGAAATCGGAACTCTTATTGTCCAATAAGAATAGTTGTTTGAAGTGGATAATATAGTACTTGCCCTGCTTATGCAGAATGTGGCAAGATTGATATAAAGTCTTTTCTTTTTTAGATGCAACACCAATACGAGAAAGTGTTTCCTTAACTTTTAGGAAGTCATCAGGCTCAGCCAGTCTCACCTCTATTAAATCTTCTAAGTTTAGCATTAGGACCACCTTTGTTCAAAGTCTTTTTAATTTCTTCAAGTTGGTCATTTGTAAGCACTGTTAGAACGTCCTTTGCCTTTTCATTGGAATAATTGTAAGCTTCCTTAATGACTTCAAGATTGTCATCATCTTGTCTTTTTTGCCATTTCTGAAAAGGTCTTTTATATGACCTTACAGTATTTAGCAAATAGTGGTACTGAAGAAGTCCATCTGTGGATGGTAACATATTCATCTGATTGGCCTGCATTACCATGTCCAGATGAAACGAGATGGATCTGTTAACCACATAGGGCACATATTCCTTCTCGTTTTCACTGGTAATGACTTTCTTTTTGGTATGCTGGATGCTAGGGATAACGTCTTTAAAAAGATCCGTCATTGATATTCACAATCTACCATAAGTTCTGTCAAACAAGCAACAAGATTGATTTCTTGGTCTGCAACAAATGCTGATTGATACCCATATTTGGCAATGATCAAAACAGCTTGTGGTACGCTTTCGGGCTTGAAATATTCCACAAGAGAGTCATAAATCTTGCGATACACACGGGCAGGTTCAATGTCAGAATTGGTAACACACCACTTTCTCATTTCTGAAAAGTTCTTGTCTTTCAGAAATTTGACAAGATCGGCAATCTTTCGAACATCTGAGAGTTGTGCAACGATGCCTGCATCCAAAGTGCCAGAAGAACTAAACCGCTGTAGCTCATTAAGAGTACGACGATAGTCAGGAAAGTACTTCTCGACAATCTTTGCCACAACCGCTTTATCATAATCGATTCCTTCTGAAGTCAGAATGTTAAGCAAACGCTTAAACAACTGAGATGCCATCTCTTGCTTTTCATCATTCTTCAATCCGAAATCGATTACCGAACAACGTGAATGAATCGCGTCGATCAGCTTTGACTTGAAGTTACATGTAAGAATGAATGTGCAATTGCCTGCAAACTCTTCGATTGCACCACGCATAGCTGCTTGGGCTTCAGGAGTTAGATAGTCGGCTTCGTCTAGGATGATAACTTTCTTGCCACCCGTCAACGATACCGAAGATGCATAGTTACGAATAGTTGTTCGCAGCATATCAATACCTCTGTTTTCAGAAGCATTGATATACAGATGGTTGATCCCAATCTCATCACACATGGCTTTGGCAACTGTGGTCTTACCCACACCGGCAGTACCAGTTAACATGAGATTGGGAATTTCTTTCTTATCCACATACTCCTGAAACGGCTTTTTCAGCCGCTCAGGAAGGATGCAGTCTCTTACGGTCTTTGGTCTATACTTTTCGACCCAGAGAAAAGATTCGCTCATCAATAAGTCCTTCTAACGTTGTAGCGAGATTTTAGCAGAATAGCACACGTTTCGTCAAGTGTCATAAAGTCTATTCTAAGATTTTTCATTCTAGGCATCATTCTTATAGGCATAAATTTAGCGTAGATATGTTTAGGAATAACACCATCAAATCTAGCTTTGGTTGCTGCCGGATGTTTCTCGTCATCTCTTGATACATCATGAAGTTCTTTCATGAATCTATATACACGTTGACGTATCGAATACTCTGTAGCGCCCACATACAGACACGAGGTTTGTGTCTTGGTCTTTTCATAGAGAACGTATAGACCACCACCATTCACACCTGGAATGTCAGCTTTTCGAAAAAAGGTGCCTTCGCTATGAAGTGACATACCTAAACCTTCGTTTGGTAATTCATATGAAATCACTTTATAGAAAGGCAACCCTATTCCGATAGTGACGATCTTTCTGGCATAGTCCCAGTTGTCCACATAAGTGTCACCATAAAGATCGACGGCCATTTTACTTCATAACTCCGTCATACATTTCTTCGAAGTTACGATTTTCGTCCTGCTCTTGAGCGTAGTTGCTCTTAAAGTAGACACGTGCCATACGACGAAGCATCTTCTTATCAATGCCAAGCTGATCTTCCATTCGCGCGAGAGTGTCCTTCTGCAAATCCCTTTCAGCAGCAATTCGCGTCATACTGTCGTTCATTTCAAGAACAGCATCCTTAACGCGCTTCTTGTCCGCTTCAGAAAGACCGTTGATCGAAACGAATACTTTTTGATTGTGTCCCATGCCAGCCATTACTTAGTCTCCACTGCAATCCAATACTTGATCTTCTTGTTCTTCGCCGCAAACTTCGCGAAGCCGTTCAACATAACTTCAACGTCATAATCATCCGCAATCATTTTGAGATTTTCAAACTTGAACGTAACAGAACAATCTTCACCTGTATGATCGGCAAGCTTGATAGATGCAGAGTTAGAAGTGTCGTTTGCCTTCTCATGCGCGAGAAGACGAAGTTCACCATTCTTACCAACAATAGAAATGTTAGGAAATCCGTTTGTTGCAGCAAGACGACGGATACGCTGCCAAACAGAATCGGTCAGAGTGAAGCGAAGATCAACCTGCTTCATCGTCAGTTCCTTATCGGGAGGGGAAGTGATGAGACCAATCGCACTTGAGTAATAGTGCAGACCGACAGTACCATCAGTCATGGTTAGAGACTTGTCACCAAAATCGATATCAGGATTATCGAAAGAGGTTACGTTTCCAAGAAACTGTGGCAAATCATAGATGCCAAACTGAATAGGAATGTTGTCTTCAAGTTCAGCTTCACATAGAATAGACTTGTCCATGTTGATGGTCTTCTGAACATTACCTGTTCGAAGAACGAGTCCAGAATTGATTTCTGAAAAGTTCTTGAGGACCTTTAGAGTGTTTTCGCTAATCTTCATAATATATTCTCCAGTTAGATTTAGTTTAGGCTGCTAGTATAGCAGACTTTTGTGGGCCTGTAAAGACTTTTAGCAGGTGACTGATATCAGCTTCAAGCATGGAAATGTTTCCGTTGTTATCAAGATGATAATCCATAATCGATCCTGCCCATGCCCATTCAGAGTAGTGGATCTTATACTGATCTACCATTGCATCTTCGGCAGCTAACTTTCGAGAAATCTGTTCGTGAGTTTCAGCTTTCCTGTTAGCAATGACAGCAGTATCGTACCAAATAGGATCAGGACCACGCTGAACACGAACTGCAAACCCTCCCTTTGATCTCATCCAATCAATTTCATTTGGGAATCGAACATCAGCAATTATTACGTTCTTATACATTTCGGCTTTACGCTCTAATGCATGTACCCAAACGTCTTGATGAAAAACATTGCGACCAGCTTCTGTTCCCATCAATTGAAGAGCTAGACGAGGTGAAAAATCAAACTCAAACTTCTTTGACCACCATTCATCTTTTGTTTCACGAAATTCCCTACTTTCTAAAGTGTCACCTTCAAGAAGGGCTCGCGGCCATCCGAAGATAGCCGCAGTTGCATCCTTAACAGCATCAGCAAATGAAAGCTTAACAAAGCCGTGCTTCTCGACCAAAATATCAGCAACAGTGCCTTTACCTGATCCAATAAATCCTACAACACCAATTATCATTATAGATTTCCTGTATATTGAGCGATTGCTTGCATGTTACCAGTGAAGGCATAAGTGCCAACATGTTGCGTCTTCATCCATGGACACAGCCAAATTTGCACATCGATCTTTCGAAGATACTGACAGAACATGTAATCCTCAGAAAGATACCTATGTGACGCATTCTTTTCTGTGTTCATAAATTCTTGTGCCTTCTTCTTGATGTTATCACCCTGTGCAGCAATCTTTACGAGATGGTATAGATCGTCATAAGTATAACCATTGTCAATCACAGTATCAAAATATGCGTGAATGTAGCGAGAACCATCAAAGTTGGCCTGACCAACATGATCTGGCTTGTAGTTCTGCTTCGGATAGGCATTCTTGAACTTTTCGAATACTTCACGTTTGACCATCATGAAGCCAGTTCCAATTTCCATAACCTCAAGAGGTTCGCGAACGTTGAACTGTGTTGTACCTGGCACGGGATTGAAAACATAATCGCCAACAAGATTGTCCAATTCATTTACTGGTGTTGTTGGATCTTTAACAAGAGCCGCAGCAATGTTTTTCCAATTGATTGACTTCTTAGGATAAGGTGCACCAATAACGTCTTTGTCCAAAGCAATAAGGGCTAGAACATCTTGAGGATCAAAATGAATATCAGAATCGATGAAGAGAAGATGTGAGCTATCTGAGCGCAAGAATTCGTCTACCAAATAGTTTCTTGCGCGGGTAATTAGTGATTCATTGAAGAGGAAAGAGAATCGAACTTCAATGCCATATTGAAGACAGATGCTTTGAAGATCAAGGCATGCCTTCATATAAAGTCCATTGTTCTGTCCACCATACATAGGTGTTGCTATGAACAGTTTGGTCTTTCTTAGGTCTTCAACTTTGATTGATAATTCCATTAGTGAACTCCATAATAAAAAGGGATGCTACAGTAGTATATAGCATCCCTTTTTGAATTGCTAGAAAAAATTACGAGGCAATACGATAAAACATCTTGCGAGTACCGTTAACATTACGGTAGTTGCTATAGATGGTCTTACCTTCAACATTGCGAAGATCCCAAACGCGCTTATACACGGCGTCCTTAGACAAGCCGGAAAGCTGTGCAAGTCGACCAGCAGTGATGCCAGTACCCTTGTTATTCTTACGCAGAACCTTAGCAACACGGGAAAGATGAGACATTAAATAACTCCATTATAATTTTAGGTTACGAGTCTTCAAAAGGACGGACAGTGAATGACTCAAGCCCACTGTCCGTATTCTTGTTACATGGAAATTTCGCCATCATTAGTAGCGGCAGCTTCCGTCTTGACTTCCGGCTTCGGCTGGAGAGTTTCGTCCAGCTTCATGTAGAGGTCAAAGAAGCCATTCTTGGTATCCACATCAAAGCGGTTCAGACAAAGCTTGATTGCCTTCTCACGATCCTGACCGAAGATTGAGAACGCTTCGCAGATGTGGACAAGACGGCGAGTAGAGATGATATCAGACACGGCACCATCGTAGAATGCCTTGCGGATCATATCAGCCCAATTGACTAGCTTTTCTGCAAAGTCATTGTCATCACAACCGGAAGCCTGCAGAATATTCTTCACGATCTTGAGTTCGGTCTTGAGCGGCGGGTATTCCTGCTCGAAAGTGATAGAGAAACGCTCAAGGAAAGCTTCGTTCATCACGTTGGTACCGATGAAGCGACCGTCGTCAGAACCCTTACCCTTGGTATTGGCAGTAGCCAGAATGTTGAAGCCCTTAGCAGGCGTTACCACACGATTGATCTTCTTAAGATAGATCGGCTTGCCTTCAAGAATGGGCTGAAGGCACATGAGCTTGGCATCACCGAGATCCACTTCGTCCAGAAGCAGGATGGCACCACGTTCCATAGCCACGATAACCGGACCATTCTGCCAGACAGTCTTACCATCGATAAGACGGAAACCACCAATCAGGTCATCTTCGTCCGTTTCTTTGGTGATGTTGGCACGAACCAGTTCACGCTTTTCTTGGGCGCAAATCTGCTCAATCATCATGGTCTTACCGTTACCAGACAGACCGGTCACATAAGTCGGATAGAACTTACCAGACTTGATGATCATGCGGACATCGGCAAAGTGGCCGAAAGGAACATAACCAGAAGCCTTAGCGGGAACCAGTGACACAGTATCAGCGACACTGGTGTGCAGAGCAGCAATTGCCATGTCATGCTGATTTGACACTTCGATGGCAGTGTTAGAAGCAACCGGAACTTCCGAAGCAATATCGGAAGCCTTAATTGCCTTAGCTGCCTTCACGGGCTTAGTGGAACCACTGTCATCAAGGGAATACACTCCGCGCGAGACATGTCGCGCCTTGTCCTTGATGAACCAAACCGGATAATCAATTCCGTACTTACGTTCAATGAGGATAACTTCCTGACGGGTGATGGTCGCGATATCACCGAATTCCTTCTTAACAGCGTTAAAGAAGGCAGACTTGTCGAGAGGGCGCTTAGCCATTTAGAACTTCCTTGTGTGTGTTTCGATTATGTGTATATTATAGACTAGGTAAAGGTGTTTGTCAAGCGGCAATTCGCTTGACAAACCGTGAGAGTAGAACACGGGAAACCGTCTTCTTTTCGGAAAACTTGATGAATTCCTTTGCAGCCTTGTTACGGGTCATGTTGGAATCTACAACCAGTTCCTTGTTAGTGGAAACATTGAACATCTTAGGGTTGAGAATATAGTATTCATCATAACCTGCAGTGTCAACTGGAAAAAATCCATCATTTGTCCAAGACTTCTTGGCATCAGTCAGGCGCTTGTCATAAACGCCAAACTTATATTGATCCCAAACACGCTGGAATCCATCACCGTTGATAAAGAAGCCAATAAGATTACAGTTGGTACGATCCTTCAGAACCTTAAGAAGCAGAGAAGTCATGCGACGGTCGCCAAGGCTGTACCGAATGTCGTAAGATTTCTTGGTAAGATCATCCTGAAGAATGTACTTGGTCTTACCAGACCAACCATAACCGTACTGATTTTTTCCATGGAAACCATAGATAGGATCGGATTCGCCATCAGTCAGGAAGATGGTATTGACAACCTGAACTTTAGACTGATTATGGAACTTATTTACAACCAGATCTGCCAGAGCAATACACTCATTGAGTGGAGTGGACGACATTCCATCACAGGGCATATGACCACCACAACCCATGAGCCAAAGATGGTACATTGCATCATTGAGTTCCTGGATCTTCATTCGAGATGAAAGAATGTTACGGATCATGACAGGATCCATAGAAATTTCATCTTGATTTTGAGAGAAGAACTGGGTATCCGGAAGAAGAGTGCCTCCATCATCCTTGTAATCAGTGTACAGAACACTACGGAACGAATAAACCTCAAAAGGAATCTGTACCCGCTTGCAAAACATTGCCAGTGAGAAAAGCTGCTTTAGCGTTTTCTTCAGGTTGGATTGCATTGAACCAGACCAATCAACAAACATAACGAAGCCGTGATTTTTGCCAGTCGCAACGGAAGTGACACGACGGAAAAGGTCATCATTATACTTGTAGGTATGCAGCTTATTCATATCGATTACACCGGTCTTCGAAACGCTGGTGCGACTATATTCATCCGCAGACTTTCGCATTTCAAATTCTTTAACCATGAAAGAAATCGTGGCATTTTCATCTGCACGGAACTTCATGAGTTCCGCACGAACCGAATCTTGCCAAAACTTGTCTTGCCACATCTTAGGAAGATAAGACCGCTGTTCAGCTAGAACCTGCTTGTAGTCAACAACCATCTTGTTGATATCGACAGGACGAGGAAGCTTCAGGTAAATATACCGTTCGTCCGAATTCTTAATCAGATCATCCTGCGTCTTTTGCCAAGACTTTTCAGTTTCCGATTCCGGCAGGTTGTTATCATCACCGCTGCCGTTCTGAGAACCCATGTTTATAGGAGTATCAGAATATTCGTTTGAGCGGTCATCAGACTGGGTCTTACCAGACTTATTACCATCTTCATCATCATCCGATGCTTCACCATCGGCATTACCGTTGCCGTCAGTTTCATCCGTTTCCGAATCATCATAGGTCATGTCATCAGAGTCCGAATCATCCGATTCCGACCATTTGCCGTCATCTTCACCGGCTTCTTCGCCCATGTCATCCGGATTGTTTTCTTGATCCTGTTCCTGCTGATCCTTAGACCAAGTGAAAATCTTTTCAGTGAGTTTCAAAACCTCATCAAAGGTTTCAGCATTCTCAACCTCAAGAAGCATTTTCTTCTCAACAGGAGAAAACTTGATGCCCATCATAGAGCCGCCCTTGCAATAGATGTTAAGGCGATCAATAAAGGACATTTGATTAACGTCCCGCTTTTCGGTACCGAAGAAATCACGTTCAATGAGTTCCTTATAACCCTTCACGTAATTCCGACGGGCACCAGGGAAGCGGCGCTTCTGGCGCTTATCAATACGGGCATCCTCAATAACGTTTAGAAAGCCCTTGACGGCACCCATCGCGCGATTAGAAGCAGAACCCGTAACACGGAGAGCAATATCCTTGATTGCATCAGCCCAACCTTCGGGAGGAGTATCAAGAGCATGGCCGACTTCATGTACAACCAGAAGGTCATATAGGTCATCGGAAATATTGTGCCATATCGGCAGACACAGGACACGGTTCTTTACGTCGAACCATGCGGTCTTTGCACCAGGCTTATGCTGTACGGCAATGTTTTCAGTGGCCAAAAGCTTAGCCAGCTGAGACTTTCCGTTCTGAATATTTGCTTGTTCCATTACGTCCTCTTGATTATTGACTTATCTTAGACTGTTTTGAGGTCCAAGTCAATAGTTAACCGATGTAGACAAAAAGGGTTGCTCGGCTATACAATTGCTTATAAGTTGCAATATGCATGTTATCATGCTTGTTATACATTTTCTTGTATAACTTGAAAGGCTGTTCGTTTCCGTAACAGGTTTCGATCATATTAGGAAAATCAGGATCATTTGATACAGCACTAAGGTCGACGTGGAAAACGTTCGGCTTGCTTTCATAAACGATATGGGTTACGAGATGGGAATTGTCAAGTCTGAGGGGTTCTGAATTTGTCATGTACTATATATAAGTACGGCAACCCTCTTTTTCAAGAGTGGTTGCCGCATAGCTGGTATGTGTTCAATGCATAGCTACTGCTAAGTCATTGTTTTTACTAGAGAATACTATAAACCATTGTAATTGTTGATCAATTTTAGTCCATAGTTGTTAACTTTTGGCAGTTTTGAAAGATCAACTCCTGGTTTTAATCTCAGCTTATTTTCCTTAAACTTTGAATAGTCCACATAATGATGCCAACGACCATACTTCCAAACCATTTGAGCAACATCTGGATGCATATCAACTAGCATCTGAGACTTATTCACAGTACCAGTTGCATTCAATTGGCCATCACGCCATTTGCTCTTGTCTAGCTCACCTTCAGCATGGTAGAATTCAGAAGTGTTTCCACCCTTAACAGTTTGCGTTGCGGCTTTACCCTGCATCCATATATTGAACTGAATCGTGCAATCACCATCTTTAAGAACATTGAGGCAGATATCAGTATCTTCGTTATAACGTCCACGCCATCTATGTTTACAATCATTGGAAATGAGTAGACAAGAATAGATACGTGTGTTTATCACAAAAGGTGGATACTTCTGATTGGGTGCAATAAAGAACCGATACTGAAAACCTGAGATAGGAACATTCTCAAAACGATCAACAAAATCTTCGGCAGCTTTGAAACATACTCCAGAACCTACTCGAATTCTTTCGTTCTTATGAAGTCGATAGAAATCTGAAATGTTATCGTCTAATACCCAATGCTTCTCAGCTCCTATTGAAATAGCATGATCCCAACACCAATTACGAGCCCGACCAGGGCCGTCACCGTGGTTGCTGAAAGGGGCAACAAGCAGAGTAACATAATCCCTAATATTGAAATTATCAAGGGCAGCTTCATAAGAACTTTCATCTTGTGGCTCTATCGCTATGTAATGTGGAACTTTCATACGCGCGAGTGAACGCGAAGTAAACATGCTTTCATGTCTACCTTTAGATATGATATAAACAGGATTTTTAGGGTTAGTCATTTTTGAAATTCTTCTCCACTAGCATTATCTTATCTTGTACATACTCCAACAATTCCAAACGCCTTGATTCAGTAGGAATGTCAGTTGTTACAAGAGGAGATAAATCAACATCAAATGAATTTTGAATGTCTACCAAATTACAAGCAGGGTTGATTAGTGGTAGACAGTCGTAGTTAATAGCTTCAATAAAGCGATAGATTGAAAAACAGTGTCTATCATAAGAAGGAAGCATATATGTGAAACGAGACTCTTCAATCTTGTTCAGATATGCATCTGGATCGATCAGTGTATTTTGACCATTTCTGTAATCTTTGATATAGAAGTTTACAGTTTCAAACTTAGCTTCGATATCTTCAATATCACCTATAAACTCCTCACGATTGCTTTTCTCAAGAATTGTTAATCCAAATGTAAAGTCTGTAATCTTGTCTCTTGTGATCATAGGCACCGGCTTCGTCAATAGATAAGCCTGCAGACTATCCAATCGATTAATACCATAAGCTGGAATATCATAACCATGATACAGATAGTAGTCTGTGGTTGGCTTTACATCTTCATGAAACAGACCGCAACTGATTTCGTTTGGATCAATAGCAATTTCATGCAGAGGTATGTTGTATGTATTATGAGCTTTAAGCATTGCAAGAATGTTAGTGCAGTGAGCGCCTACACTCTGAAACTTGATCTGACCACCGTCATTAGGAAATACACCAGATCTTTTACCTACACGGGTAAGTTCAGAACGCCATAGGTCCATACCTCCAACAATGAACAGCTTGTCATATTGTTGAAGTGGAGTCACATCTATTGCATCATAAACGTCCATCCATGATGACATCAAAGGAACTAAGGTTTCATAATAATGTCCATAATGATTATAATAGTTGTCCACTTCAACATTGCCATAGCGAGATAATGCTATCTTAGCACCATCTGTTTTTGTTGTGCTGAGAATATCAACTTCATCGCATGTTTGAGATATGATATTCATATGACGGATGACTATCTTGCCCTCACGACCACTAATAGGTCTAGCTGAATAAATCAGACCTCTCATTCTTCTTCAACCCAACGCAACAGGTGATTAGCTGTACGGTCGAGTGCTGGATACCACATGCTCTTTGTTTTTACAGTGATTGTCTGATCTGAATCGATTTGGGATCTGTAGACGCTGACGAATTTGTCAAAGTCTTCCTTGTTACGGAAATGAAGATACATGGTCTTATATGTCTTCTTGTCTTCCTGTTCAAACTCAGGCATTCCAACCCAAAGAGCATCCTTATCATTAGGATTCATATCACCACTATCTTCCGTTTCAAGAAACTCAGTTAGGGTAGGTTCTCGAGGAAGCTCTACCTTTTTTCCAAGAAAGTTGTCATATTCTGCTGATTCTGCTACAGGTGTCTTAGTCATTTGTTCCTCATACTAGTCTGCTGAAGTTTCGGATCTTCTCAAAGCGATATACCTTATCAAACTTATCTATGAGTTGATCCTGTTTATGGCTTATTATAAACGTATTTGTATCATCTGTCAAGGTCTTAATTATCTTAAGGAATTCATCTGTGCCATTTGCGTCCAAACTTCCATCTAAGATTTCATCTAGTATCAACAGATTCGTATTGACGGAATTTTTCATCTTGGCAATTGTACGCCAAGTAAACATTAGCGCCAAATCAATACGTGTCTTCTCACCTTCCGAGAAGTTCGCATAGGAAAACTCATCACGATATCTGGACTTGATTACCTCGTTGAAGTTTTCGTCAATGTTAAAGTTTACAAAGAATCCCATCTGAGCGAGGTATTTATTAACAAGCTTATTGATGATTGGAATGTATTGCTTGATGATCTTGGTCTTTATACCGCCATCTTTCAATAGCGCCAGTGCAGTCTCAATGTACTTGCGATCTTCCAACAGTTCAGTTTTGAGAATGTTGAGATTTTCAATGTTATCAATTGTAGCAGACAATTGTTCTTCACTGTCTTGAACCATCTTGTCTGCATTCTTGATCTTCTCTATTGCGTCTTCAGTATCATTGACCATTGAGACTAAATGCATCATCGTTTGTTTCTTTGCAGATATATCAGCAGTGATAGCTTGAATGCGCTTTACGTTTTCTTCTTTCTTGCTAATCTGCACAAGGAGATCATTTGAGTGTAGTTCTGCAAATTCAGCAGCAGATACCAAACTCATGATTTCATCACTCAACTGAAGTACACGTTTGGAACGAAACGTTTCCTCAATAAGCTGTTTGCATGTTGGACAATTGTCAGTTGTCTTCAACATAGTTTTTTCAGAATCTAATCGTTTGGCATCAGTATCATGTTGAGTATACAACTTAATTGCATTGTGAAAGTGAGTCTTCAATTCAGTGAGGTCGTTTACTTCGGTTTGTAATTCTTTACGTTCGTCAACCAAATTCTCAACAGTTGATATAAGATCACGTTTTTGATCGGTATAATCGTTCAGTTGTTTTTGAAGTTCCAACATACGATCCGCGCTAGTCTTCTTCAAGCCTGCAAGAGTCTTTTCAATGTAAGATTTCTTATCTTCGTGAGACTGGAGATGAACACGATTATTTTCTAGGTCTTGCTTGTTTACCAATGCCCTCTGCTTCATCAGTACATTCATTACCGAAAAGATTTGAATATCTAGAAGACCTTCAATGATAGCACGACGATCAGCGGGAGATAACTGCATGAAAGGAACAAAAGATGCAGAACCAAGAATGACAATCTGAGTGAATGCCTTGTAGTTCATTTTGAGGATGAACTTCTCAAGGTACTCTTGATAGTCGCGCGAAGCTGAATCCTGATTAATCATCGTACCATCTACCCAAATCTCAAAGACATTAGGCTTGATACCACGAATGATTCGATACTCTTTACCGTTTGTATTGAAATCAATCTCCACAACGCAATCTTTACCGTTCACTGAATTAACCAGTGTCGGCTTATTGATGTTACGGAATGCTTTACCAAAAAGCACAAACGTCATGGCATCCAGAATAGTGGATTTGCCATGACCGTTCGCGCCAACAATCAGATTTGTCTTAGATGAAACTAAATCAATCTCAGTAAACATATTACCAGTCGAAAGAAGATTTTTCCAACGAATAGTTTTAAATGTTAGCATGGTATACCTAATAGTTGCTTGTATTCTTTAAGACGATATTCAACGTCACCAATCTCAAGAATGATATTCTCTCTACTCTTATCACTCATACCGAAACGCTTAACTTTACAAAGTTCCTTTGTGAGTTCGGACATTTCTTCAATCAGACAATCATCCGCTGCGCCTATATGCATATAATCAGGATGCATCAATGTTCTCCAATGAAATAGCTTCCACATACAGATCACGCATGTAATGTTTCATTTTATCAGAATCTACAGGCAAAGTCAAGTTGCTAATGTAGCTGTCAAGAATAGTAGGAGTATCTTGTGCTTGATCAACAATTTCATCTGGATTGGTATCCGTAAACAGATTTACATCTTCTACGATGGAAATATCTGCAGGACTTTCTTTATATAACTTGTCCAATAGCATATCGAATGCAAACGGGTTCGTCTTGTTCACACATACGATCTTAACATAACAGTCCTTATACTTGCTGTAATCTGTAGACTGTATCTTCTGAATGATATCTGGATTCTTTACATCATCATAAGATACCATGTGAAAAATGCTAAAAGGATTACGATGGAAAGTAACTTCCAATGTTTCTGTATCAAGAACTGAGAAACCTCGAGAATCGTTATAATCACTCCAAATATGCTCAGAAAAAGCACCCAGATAAGTAATGTTATTGCGGTTACTACGGTGATGATAATGACCACTATAAACGCTGTCGAAGCGGCTAAAAATGCTAGAACTTTGTCCATGATCTGATACCTGTCCTTTGTAGAATTCAAACCCTTCTAGTTCAAGATGTCCCATTAGAATACTAGAGGTACTATTCCTGATCGCATCAAACGATTCCGCTTCATTGTCTTTTGTGATCCAAGGCATTAAAAGGATCTCGCAACCATAAACTTCAATCTCTCTTGGTGTTGAGTATGTGGTGATATTGAAATATCTCTCACCAACCAACTCATTAAGAGCGTTGACCTTATATGTATCCTTATAGTACTCATCATGGTTACCTGCAATAATGTGCAGATTAATTGCACGTTGATGTATAGGTTCCAAAAAGTCTGTGCGAAGACGATGCGCTGTGTTGATGTTAATATACTTGCGACGATCAACCAAATCGCCTAGATGAATAATCGTGTCGATATGTTGCTTGTCAATAATCGGAAGAAAGAACTCATCCACACACTTCTTGAAATAGTCTAAGAAGATTGGGGAATCATTTCTGACTCCCCAGTGAGTATCAGTAATCAATGCTATCTTTGCCACTTATGCCCTCTTTTTCCCTGATTTGGAGATGTAGGCTTCATTATCGTACATTTTCACTGCTTTGTCAATAGCATCTTTGATGTTCACTAATCTTTCACGATAGTTTCCACGTAGATGGACATTTTCACCTTTATTCAATAGGCTCTTAATCAGATGTTCAATCTGAAACGGCACTTCGTTGCTCATCTTTTTCTTCCTCATAAAACTTACTAAGACCTTCTTTGGTCTGTTTACGCTTGATCTTCTTTTCCTCTTCTCTTCGTTCGAACTTGTTCATAAACTCATTGATGTTGTCATACATTTGACTTGGCATCACATGATTGTCATCACCGTCAACCAATGCACCTGAGTGACCCTGATTGACAATACTCTCTTGATAATTCTTATATATGATGTATCTGTTCTTCTCTTCCTTGCTAATGCGACGAAGGAATGCATAGTATATGATCTGAGTAAAATACGCAAAAGGATTTGGAACATAGTTTGGATTATCATTACCATTGTACTCTGGATTGTAGTCCTTAAAGTACATAATACAATTCTCAATTCCATCACTGATCATTTCATCACGATATGAGTAGTTAATGAATCTAGGCATGGTAGAAAGTTTGTTAGCAATCTTCCATATACACTCACCAATATACTCAGGCAAGCGAGGCTCTTCTTTGCCCTCAAGCTTTGCCTGTTCTACTCTCTGTCTATGTCTGATGATTTCGTCGTAGAATTTCTTATTGTCAACATAATGCACGGTATTTCTCTTCTTCATTCACTTTTCCCTTGACAACCGCTTGACACACTGCTATTATGGCTATGCCAGCGATGATATGAATAACTTTAAATACTATTAGGTATCAGCTTAGTGTAGCTTTCCCTTATCATCTTTACTTTCAAGTAGCTTCTTCAATAGTTCTATTCCCTCATCTAAATCATTAGAGTCATCATAAGTTCCTTCATCATTTGAATATCTATCATATTCGACATTATCTTTAGAAGCAGAATTCATGAAATGCTCTACTGAATTCCAATAGTGAGCAACTAAGCTCTCATCAGGATATGACTTAAAGAGAACTTCTTCCTTTACAATCTCAAAGACTTGCTCAGAACAAATCTTCATGAATACCCATTGCATGAGTGAAAGAGATATGAACCCTGGTTTACTTCCCTTAAGATAAAGAACTTTGCATGGATTAAGAAGAATGTATGTGGTTGCTGTTTCTTGAATCTCAGCAATAATGTCTTCACCATTCTTCAGTCTGAGGAACTGAATATCTGTTTCCATAATATTAACCTTTCATTTCAATTCTATTTTGTAGATTTTGTATGAGAACTGTTCCTCTGTATATACCTTGATGCGTTCTGCAAAATGTTTAAGAGTATAGTTTTCGTGCTTCTTATATCGCATGTCATCTGCAATATCGAACAACTGTGCTGATTCTTTTGTATCGCTCTTTCTTAGTCCGCGTCCAATAGACTGTAGGTTTCTTATCCGAGACTTAGACGGACTAGCAAATATAATGTTATGTAGATTTCTAATATTGATTCCAGTACTAAAAGTACCAAAACTAGCCACAATAATAGCGTTTGTTTCTGACTCAACGATCTTACGAACTTCTTCACGTATGTCCACATTTGTTTCACCACTTACGAAAAACACTTTTCTATCTGATCCAACTTTCTTGGAGATAATGTCATGGAGTATTCTTCCATGTTTGTCAACGTACTGGAATAAGACGAGGGTATTTCCGTCGAGAGATACTGCGAGGTTACTAATAAATCTGTTACGGGACTCATTAAGAACAAGGTATTCAATTTCTTGCTGATAGGTAAAAGTCTTACTTGCCTGACAGATTGATTCACCATGCCTGAGAAGAAGACACTTGATCTTGAACTCAGCCAAGTGTTTTGCATCCATAAGCTCTTTTGTGGTAATAACTTTTCTAACTGATCCAAAAAGACCTTCAAGAACGAGACGATGGGTTTTGGTGCCGTCAAGGGTGCCGGTGGTACCAATTCTAAAACTAGCATTTGATAGTCCTGTCATAATGTCTGTTAGAGATTTTGCTTTGAATAGATGAGCTTCATCACCGATTACAAAATCAAATTGCGCGAACCACTTCTTAGGCATCTTGTAAAGAGACTGCCAAGTTGAAATCGTCAGGAACTTGTTTGTATCCTTGTCCTGACCCTGATAAACTTTATGTATGTTATCACTAACATTCCAACCATTCGTTTCAGAGTATTCTTTAAAATCACTAGTCAACTGTTCCACTAAAGAGACAGTTGGTACAATGATCAGCCCCCTCTTTAGTCCTCTATACCTGAGAAAATGACATAGAAGATAAATAATAAGAGACTTACCACTTGCAGTGGGGCTAAGTAATAAACTACGTCTTGTACGAATGGCATGAACGAATGCATCCAACTGATAGTCTCTTGGAACATGTTTCGGCCTTAATTTTTCTACAAACTCGTTTGCTTCCGCTAACGAGAATTCTTCGTCGTAGTCTTCATTCTCATATTCCCAATCGTAGTTGCGTTCTTCACAAAACTTCGCAACATATGGTACAAGTCCACGATACAACTGCTTTGATCTAACATCAAACAATCGTATTTTTCCATCCCAAAGTCTAGCCTTATACTGAGGCGTAAACTGATAACCAGGCACTTGAAACGTGAATGCTTCTCTTAGTTCGTATGCAACACCATCATCACATACAATGACTACAAAAGCTTCATTCACGTTTCTTATTATAACTTTATTTTCCACCAATAAATCGTTCCCAATCCATGTATGACTTCAATTGAAAAGTCCTGTTATTCAATTCTTTAAGAACTGACTTACAGAAATCAACAATCTCTTCATGCATTACCTTTTTCAACAGTATGTTATTTAGTTCAGTATCAGAATCAAGCCAATGCTGAAGATCAGCCCTCATGACCTTCTTTGTCATAGGTTCAAGACCGTATCTCTCTAGGTCTTCAGGATTGTTCAGATCACCATTATAGTAATCCCACTTGATCTTGCGTCTTGTGTTATATTCTGCTTGAAGTTTCTTGACGATCAGATTGTGATGTGTCGTAATACGCAAATACTTCGAATGAAGTTTAGGAATATTTGCAACAGCTTTATGCGGATCAGTTTCATCCCAACCTGCATCTTTAATCCATTCTTCAGTTAGGGCGTCAATAGTTACCGGCGGTTTCATCCACTGCTCCATAAAAAATAATTATTAGTATAGACGGAATTTAGGAACGTGTCAAGTACTAAAGACGTTGAACTTCGAAATAATCATATGAGAATGCCATGTCCAAAGTGATAGTTTGTTCCGCAGTTTGTGTGGTATCAAAGATTAGCTGACCCATAGATGTAGGGTGTACATTGTAAAACTTGATTCTCATTAATGCTATATTAGAGTTCGTATTGATGGTTAGAATGCCATCATAGTACTTGCTGAATGGAATACCTTTACGTTTTCCATATTCTTCATACGTTGTTGGCTTTGTTAACGATTTTAGCCATTCAAGAGTTTCTTCCCATACCCGTAGGTCTTCATCAACTAGAACAGACATAGACAGATCACTCCAACGTAGAGTATCTCCGTGTCTTTTAGTGACTGAAAATGGTGTAGGAACTTCCACAGCGGAAGTTGAAACGTCAGGTAAATTTACAGTCTGACAGAAGTATTTGGCAAAAGGAAGATCAGGAATAACAAATGAATACTTCGTAGGTTGAAGCAAGTTGCTATTTTCTGGTATTCTTGTAATGAGTGTTTCTTTTGACATTGTTACCTCTTTTGATTATTTATGCAAAAGAAAAGGGCAGCCGAAGCTGCCCAAGTCTGAGTTTCGTTTCTTGTTATAAACAAGATTACATAAGGTTACGAACGCGGAAGATGCGGTAGTACTGGTTAGCGCGTGCCGTAGCAGCGATAGTTGCAGCAGCATCAGCATCAGCGATAGCATCTAGACCCTTAGCGAATGGATTGGCTACCATGCCGTAACGTGTCTTGAAGCCGATCTTTGGCTGGAAGTTATCCTGGCCAATAGCGCGAACCATCTGAAGAGGAACGTATGGGCAGTAGAACAAGCCGGCGTCATAAGGTGAAGTACCCTTATAACCAACGCAAACTAGTTCGTCGCCGTTTGCTGAACCACCGAAGTAAGGGTCGATGTAGACCTTTACGCGGCCGTGCATTGTACCAGCGTATGTGTTGCCTGTATCGTCAACTTCAAGGTTAACATTTAGAGCAGGTGTGTAGTCGAGAACACCAGCCATAGCGAGAGCAGAAGCAACATCTGAAGAAACGATCATGATGTTACCCTTACCGCGACGAGTACCCTTAGCAATTGCATTGCACTCGCGTTCGATTTGGAATACAAGACCCTTGAACTTTTCAACTGACCAACGGCCGTTTGAGTCTGTGTCAAGGTCGAATGTACCAGCAGTTGTCGTGCCGTACTGAGCGCCAACAACAGCAGAGTTATAAACTGTGCGGATAAGTTCGCGGTTGATTTCAGCAAGAATTTCTGTTGACAGAATGTTAGCAAGTTCTGTCTCAGCGTCTAGACCGTGAACAGCCTTAAGATCCTGAGCAAGTTCCATTGTGTATTCTGCCTTGAGCGCGCGTGAACGTGCTGTAACAGTTAGCTTCTCAATTGAGAAAGCCATTTCAGCGAAAGCATTGTTACCTGCATCGCCTAGAGCTTCCGCCTGAGCAGTTGACATACCAATGCCAGTTGTGTAAGCACCTGTATTAGCTGTGTTAGAAACAGGGTTTGAACCAACGTTGGTACCAACTGAAGATGTGTTACCAGCAGCATTCGAAGCAGAATACTTGGTATCAGCTTCGTTGAAGAATGATTCTGTCCAATCTGTCTTTGTCTTTGAGTTGTTTGTGTACTTGGAACGCATAGCGAAGATCAAGCCAGTTGGGCCTGTCATTGGCTGAACGCCAGCAATGTCGTGAGCCATTAGCTTTGGTAGTGAACGACGAACCAATGAGATAAGAATTGGATCGTAGTTAGATACTGCACCACCAGAAACTGAGTTAGTTGGTGCTGACTCGTTGATCATACGAGATTCTTCAGCCATTGCCTTTTCCTGGTTCTCAAGAATAACGGCAGTTACGGCACGCTTGTAAGCATTGCCAATCTTTGGTAGACCGTCGTGGTCAAGAACTGGAGACCACTTCTGTTCTAGTTGTTCGGTTAAAAACATTTCTTTCTCCTTTTGAGATTCTATATTATTTAGTTTTTTTAGTTCGGAAGCTTTTTACCAAGAGCCTGTACATATTTTGCCATTGGACCCTGTAGTTCTTCCTGAATCATTGACTTACCATCGGCAGTTGCATCAACGGAATCAAGTTCCTTTTGAGCCTTTACTGTCGTTGGGAAATAGTTTTCGCGAAGAGTTGTAATCTTAGATGTAAACTCATCTGCATTATTGAAATCAACATTTTCAGCCAAAGACTTAAGTCTCTCTGCCTGAGTTGCGGCAAGGCCTTCAACTACAGTATTAAGAATTTCAGTCTTCTGGCTTTCCGCTAGAACCTTTGAAAGTTCTACATTACGTTCAATTTCTTCATTCAGCTTAGCCTGAAGTTCTTCAACAGTAGAACCAAGCTCTTCAACTACTGATACCTTGTCTTCTGGAATATCAATGTAGTTTTCAGCAAAAAGCTGACGAAGACCTGAAATAAATTCTTCTGTTAATTCTGTGCGAAGACCAGCTTCGATAGCTACTTCATTCTCAGATACCCACTGCTCTACAACGTAGTTTAGGTAATCATCAACGTTTGAAGCAAGTTCTTCTTGAATATTCTTTACTTCTTCTTCAAGAGTAGAAGCAAATGCTTCTTCAAGAGCAGCTAGTTCTTCTTGTAGCTTTGCGTTAACAGCAGCTTCAAAAATTGTTGTAGCTTTAGCGCGGAATTCTTCAGATAGATTTTCGCCTTCTAGAAGAGCGTTAACATGTTCAGACATATCAATCTGATATGATTCCTTCATGTCTTCCTTATCGTCTTCTTCTTCATCTTCGTCTTCATCATCTTCTTTTTCTTCGTCTTTTTCTTCAACGAGTTCGAAGTTTTCTTCGATAGCAGCAGCAATTTCGTCTTCTGAAGCACCTTCAGCTACCATCTTGTCGATGAATTCAGCTAGTTCTTCAGAAATCTCAATATCATCACCATCAACTTCATCATCTTCTTCAAGATGCTGTGTTGGTTCGGCAGCCTTTGCGCTCTTTGTAGGAGCAGATGTGTCTTTCTTGAGTGGTGCAGCAGCTGCCATACCAGCGTTTGTACCGCTGTTTGGTGTAGCATGAACTGGTGCATCAGCAATTTTTGTTGAAGCAGAACCTTCAAGCTTTTCCATTGAATCAGTTTGCTTTGATCCAGGCTTTAATGTTTCGGCATTGGCTGTCTCATTCATGAGAATAGCCTTTGCTGTTTCGGTAAGCGATCTTGCCATATTTAACTCCTTTTGAAATTATTTAGTATTTTGCAAGTTTTGACATAAAATTCTCAAAAAGTCGCAGACTTACAGCTTCGATATCAGCTTTAGAAGCTTCCTGTAGCTGTCTCTTAGCAGTGTAGTAGTCTACTTCTTTCCATCCTGTTCCATCTAGAATCCATTCTTTGCTTTCCATAATGCCTTGTACAAAAGCATCTTGAGCAGAAGGATCCGCAACGATATCACCGGCTGTTGCTAGATGAAAATCGTCTTGAACTAGTTTATATCCGTTTCCTTCTTTAAGAGACCCTACGCCTCTAGTGGAAACGCCTAAACTTGCACCACCGTCCAGCAAAGACTTCACAATCTTGCCATTAGGAGTATCTAAAATTTTAGCTTTACCGATAAAATTATTACCATCAGGATATAGTTGTGTGATCATATGAGACACACGGTCGAGATTAATAGAGGGTGAATCTGGATGTCCTAGTTCACCGAAAGCTCTATTCTTGTTAACATAGTTTTGGTTGTATCGTTCCACTTCGCGAGATAGAATACCTTGTGGATAAATACGGCCATTACGGTTCTTCTTCTCAGATTGCATGAAGATGCCTGTAATGAAATAATTCTTCTGCTTAGTTTCCTTGTCTTCTTCAACAAGGTACTGAACGTCTGTTACTTCTTCCTTAATGAGTTTCATATACCCATTGCCTTTCTTCTGTTCATGGAGCGTTTACGCTTCATCAAAATTCTGCCCATTTGGGACTTTCTTTTAAGCTTCGCTTTACGGGCGCCCATCTTCCGACGACGGCGCTCTGCTGGAGACATCCGAGTTAGTTTACCACCACGCAATGTCATTCCAGCAACGTTTGACTTTTTAACTCGACGTTGAACTTTACCACCACGAACGCGAGCCTTAATAACTTTAATGCGCGCCTCGTATAGTTCAGATTCTTCCATTTGAGAGTTTTTTAAATCTTGTTCTGATGGCGCGCCTTCTGATCCAGGTTTACGCATACGCTCGCCTGAACCAGCTTTGATTCTTCTGCGCTTGGCATGGATATTATCCCAAAGACCTCTCTTTTCATTAAGGTCTTCTTCTTTTAGATTGTTTTTTGGAACAACTGTAGTATTAGGTGGTTGTTTGTCGCCTTTATCATCGCGATTAACTCTCTGTCCTGCTGGTGCTTGACCATTGCTTATTTCTTTAGGATCAATCGATTCTTCGATATCATCTTCACAAATATTAGCAGCCACCATCTTCTTTTTTTCGTGGATAAGTTTTACCATAATAGAAGCAAACTTTTCTTCCAACATCACATTGGCTAAATCGAAATTTTTGTTTAGGACTGCTTCTACTAGTTTTGTCATGGAATTAAGCTCTGTTGAATGCGTATGGATCCGCTGTCTGACCAGCATCGTAATCCGCGTTATCTTTCTTCAGTTCAAGGAACATTGTAATTGCATCACCTGTTCCCATACCAACGGTAGATATTAGGATGTCGCCTGTAGCGTTTGCTTCAGGATTATTAATAAGGACGCCTTCGCCTTCTGCACCGTAATCAATACCACTAGAACCAAATACGATAATCTCTGAATTGGCATCGCCTTCCCACTTGAGACGAATAGTTCCTGCTAGTTTACCAAACGCTTTAACCTTTTTGATTGAAGTTCTGTAATTGGACTTCATATCAGTCTGTGAGATGATACCGTTTGCATTTAGAGCAAAAGCCAAACTTGAAGCATCTAGTAGTCGTGTATTAGATTCTTGTGTTGTGCCATCAGCAATTATCACATACTTGACAATTGTTTTCTTGTTGCTATCTACTAATTTTTGTTCTACAATTCTGTTTGCCATGTTACTGCCCTACTGCGAATGAAATTATTTTGTTGAAAGATTCTGTGCTTTCGTTCATCATACGCAACATCTTCTTACGATTTGTCTTGTTTAAAGACTCGTAAACGTTCTGAACTTTTGCTGCTACAGATTTATTTAGTTCAAATTTATTTCCGTTAAGATCAAGTTCTACTGTTTCCTGAACTTGTTTGCTATATAGCAAATCTTGTGCTCTACTTCTAGCTTGGCCAAAAGCATCATTTGGTCTTACTTCTAATGTACTTTGTCCGCCAATAGGAACAGGTTTGAATTGTGGTCTTTGTGAACCTGAACTTGATGCTGATCCTCTTCTTGAACCAGAACTCGATATGTCTACATCAACGTCATTATCTCTACGATTTTTACGATTTCGAATTTTTCTTATTCTAGCATACCGATCTAAAGTTTTTCTTGAATATTTGGAAGACAGTTTCTTATTCTTAGTTGCTAATTTTCCAGCCGTTTTGGGTGCAACCTTTGACAATAATTTAGCGCCGATGCCTGTTGCTACACGGGCTGCAACACCAGCTACCAAACCTTCTTCAAGATTTTCTTCCGAAACTGTTGTAGCTCTTTTCTGATTCCTAGCTTTAATTAGACCTGCAACTCTATGCTTACGACCTAAATTAAGAAAGGCTCTAGAGATCAATCGTGATATTCCGCCCTTCGCAAAATCATCTGCCGTATCTCCAAAAACATTCTTCTGATCGGGTTTACGCTTATCTTTTGCTTTTGCTTTACGAGGTCTGCGAACAGGAAACGGCATTGGATTTGTGTCATCATCATCTTTTTTAGCCTCGCTCATTGTCAAAACAGATTTCTTATCTGCTTTAGCAGTTTCACCAGGTGTAAACGGTACAGCGACATATTTGTCCAATTGCTGTGAATAATATAATCCTACATTTTGACCACCAGGATAGACTCTAACAGCTTTGCGCTTGAGCATAAGAACTGTTGGCATATCGGTCATTTTTGTAGGAGCTTTTTGGAGTTCTTCTTCCACATTAACAGCATTTTCAATGATGAGAGATTCGAGAACATTCATAACGGTACCCTGCTCCGAGGGAGTTAGAACGCGATTGCTATTTTCCATAGCGCGTTTTAACGTTGAAAGCTTATTCTCTTTCAAAATACCTGCATGTACAAGAGAAGACAGTTTGTCTTTCTCTTCATTAAAACAAGTTCTAGCTTGTTCTCTGATATCTCTCAAGCTTTTCATTTTATACTCTTATTTTTGGCCAAAATAGTTCTGAGCAATGTGGATCTTCTTTTCTTCAAGCTTCTCTACTGCTTTGGTTGACAAAACGTTTGAGAAGTTAGTTCTCATAGCATCTAGATTGTTCTCTAGAATGTTATTGATTGCTTCTTTGATTGACATTTACTTTCTCCAATATTTACTTTAATATATTTATCATTCTTCCACTAAAGTGCAGTGGAATAACATGACATCATCAAACTCATCAGGATTGATAGGATGAGGTCCAGATATAATCTGAATTGTAGTAGCTCTGGGCAAAATTGTTTCCATATCTTCTGAGTCGATGTGTATTGCTCTTTGTCCTTGTGGTACTTCAATTTGACATAGAACTTTTGCTTTGTCTGAATCTGACATTGCTTCAAGGACTACGTTGTAGTCTAATGATGCAGATGTGTACCCTCTGAATAGAAACTTGTTATCTGATTTTAACTTTTCAGAAGCATATCTTTCCGAAAGAGCAACATACACACTGAAAGGTATTGGTGTAATTGTTCTGTCCATAATCTCATCCATTGCAGACACTAAATCTGTGATTCCACTTGCAGTCTGAGAATCTGTTCCGTCATCAAAACCTTTATAAAGATATCTGTTAATGGAATCTGCACCCTCTATATAAGAACCGATGGTTTGCATGTCCTCATCAGAAATAATCTGAGAGTAGTATTTGTTTAGCTCTTTGTCTGTTTGGAGGATCTCTTTTTCCTTAACCCGAAAAATCTTCTTATCTTCTTTTTGACGGTTCTTATAAACCTGTCCAAATGTTTCTGCTGTAGCATAAGTTTCCTGCGACTTTTGTGGGTTAGGCATTGTTGATGCCTTAGCGTACATGTTCTGTACATCTGCCATACCCTTAAATGGCACTAATCTTCCATCTTGTACTACGTATGCAACTTTACCTTTAGCGTCTGAATATCTTCCAAATCCAACATATGTCAGACCCATCTTCTTTGCTTCTCTGGAAGCAAAACTTACTGGTTCAGTTTTAATTTCATTTGCTAACGTTTCAGTTAGATACTCATCATACCTTTTCATCTTAAAGGTTCCATAGTATCATTAACAAATCGTTTTCTAGCTGGTTGTGCTAAAGGATCTGTCTGATCTCTATTTAATCCGTTTTGAACCTCTTCTTGAGGTGTTGGTGGAATAACGTTGGATTGAGGCATCTCAGGTTGCTGCATAGGATTACCCATAGCATCAACAGGAAGAGGATTACCCATAGCATCTGTAGGCATAGGATTACCCATAGCATCAGTTGGTACGTTGTTTATACCTTCTTTTTCAATCTGCTTATCAATTTCGGTAATCTCTTCTTCATCCATTTGAAGAACGTTTTTACGTACCCATTCTTTAGAGAAATAACGTCCAACAAAAGGATCAACCAACTGTAGGATAGCAACTCTATTCTGTAAGAGTTCAGCTTCTTTTAGTTCGTTAAAATTGTTATCTGTCTTGAAATCGTAATAGATATCTTCTTTGTACTTTTTCCATTCTTCTTCTGTACAAATGCCTTTTGTGATGAGCTGAACACGCATAAGATCATCAAACAATGTTGAAAACTTATTGCGAATGCGTTGCACAAACTTAGCAAACTTGAGTTCTTCGCGAGTGATTTCTGTTGTACGACCTAAAATGCCACCGCCGGGTTGCTGTTCTAGACGACCAAGAGGAACACCAAGAGACTTATATAGCTTCTTTTCAAAGTACTCTACATCGTCCATCTTACCAAGATTTTCACCACCAGGTAACGTAGAAATTTCTGTTCCTTTACCACCTTCGCGTCGAGGAAGCCAGAAATCTTCAAGCATGGAAAGATGCTTGCGGTCATCTTTAATCTCGCCTGTGCTTGAATCGTATACAAGCTTATTGCGATATTTGGTCATTATATCTTTAAGATATTGTTCGGCTTTGATCGTTGACATGTTACCAACGTCAATGTAGAAGATGCGGCGTTCGGGCGCGCGGGCCAACCTATAAATAACAGTCGCGTCTTCAACCATTCTCAACTGATTGAGAGGTTTAATTGCCTTGTGTAGATATGAGAGAACCATTGCTCTCTTGCTATCCATCAGGCCCGAATTTACATTTACGATTGCATCAGGAGCAATCTTAGCACCTAAATTGGAATGTGCACCAATCATTCCGCGTTCGTTGTAGAGATAGTATTCGTTTACATCAGCAATGATATCAATGCCAGTGCGAGGATCCTTTTTCTTTCTGATTTCACGAATCTTACGAATACGACGAGGGTCAATATATCGTAGTTCTATAATACCTTCTTTTGTTCTCTTCTCATCCAATAGAATGTGATAGAACAATCTTCCATCAATATACCAACGACGAAAAATATCATGTCCCATATTACCGAAATTGAGAAGTTTGATTACGGTATCAAACTCCCCAGTAATTTTTTTCTTGATACTGTCAGAAATTTCCAAATCATCCATATTGATTTCGACAGATTGTCCATGATCATCAGTAATAATGGAATCGTTAATGATTTCGTCAATCGCAGTTTCCAATTCAGGCTGCATTGACATTTCACGATAGCGAGTAATTAATTCGATTTCGTTGCGAACTGTACCGTCCAAATCAACATAGGTACCGTAATACGCTCCAGATTGGACCGTAACAGCACCATCGTCGTTTTGTGGTAGAGCAAATGTTTTGTTCTGTTCTTCTTGTTCTTCTTGCTTTTTAGCACGAACAATCTCGAAGCCGAATAATTTTGCCACTATTTAATTCTCCATATTGATAAGCGGATGGAGAAATTTCTTTCTCCATCCATCTTGATTACTTAGATCACAACGTCATTTTGGGTCGAAGACTGATCACCAGGAATAACTTCCCACCACTGATATGCAAACGTGACAGAATACTCTTCGATAGAGTCATTAGCTGCCCAATCCAAATCAATAGGTGATAGATCAACTGGGAACATACCGACAAACTTGTAAGCCTTTAGAACTTCACCACGCTTGCCGTAATGCTTAACGTATCCATCCTGCTGATACTGTGAACTATCGTAAAGTCCAGAATCACGTAGGTTGATACGGTGAGAGTTTAGACCATTCATCCACTGCTCAAAGGCGTTGCGGATAACAAAGTCTTCATCATTCAATATTGTAACCGCCCAATCACTGAACACTCTGTTGCCAGCAAACTTTAGCTCACGGCCAAAATAATTTACTGGAACTGAGTTAACAGAAGATCCTGGCAACTGAGCCGATCTAGCAAAGAATGTGTACTTTGTTTGGGCTCCCTGGGGTGAAGAAATCACCCCAGGTGCTAGTGGGAACGTAATTGTGCATTCGAACAGATTAGGACGGGCACCATCGCCTGTCATCTGACCTCTGAACTGTTGAATGTTAAATGGCATTTTTGATTACTCCTTATTCCTATTATTTATGATGATATTAGAAGCGACCAACGATTTCGTCAAATGCCACACCAGTTCTGACAGCAACGAAGTTCAACTGTATGAAGTTGATTGAACGTGCTGGCTTGATGTAAATATCACCGATAAACTCGTTGCGATCAATTACTTCAGGAGTGTTATTTGTTTCGTCACACACAACGCGGAAATCATAGATACCACGGCGTCCTTGAACGTCACGTAGATATGGCTCAACAAGAGCAACGAACTGTGCGCGTGTGAATGCATCATTGAATTCAAACAATGAATACTTAGCAGCACGGGCAATTGCCTTTTCAAGCACAATAAACAAACGACGAACGTTAATTCTATCGAATGCTGATGGCTTAGCCAATAGCGTCTTGTCGCCATAAAGAATTGTACCTTCACCGTTAAATGTTACAACTGGATTGATACCATTCTTGTATAGTTCATCGCGCATTGTCTTATTTGGATTCCATGCAACCTTAACAACGTTCTTGATCTGACCACGATTGAATCCGGCAGGTGAGAACCATGGATCACGTTCGAAGTCTGTGCGAACACAAAGTCCAGCAATGTCTCCATTTAGAGGAATCCAACGATACACGTTATTGAACTTGTCAAACTGGTATTTCCAACCTGAATCCATAACAGCATATGAAGTTGATCTTCCAATAAGATTCTTAAATGCAATAATGTCTGTTGCTTCATCTCCAACATTATTTACAACGTCATCAAATCTTGGTGAGAAGAATGCAACGCAATCTTTACGATTTGTAACAACACGGTCAATAACGTTTTGAATAAGAGTTGATGATGCCGAACCAAGAACAACTAGAGAAACATCAACTTCGTCTGCATTATCAAATAGGTCGTATGCAGATGTGCGATTATCATCAGATACAGTACCAGATACACCACCGCTAAGAGAAAATGTATATTCGTTTGATGTTTGAGCAAAGGTTGTGTTTCCGGCAGTTGTACCCCAAGTTGTAGTCTGTGCTACACCATTAGCAGCCATCGCATTATTGATAGCATAAATGTATGATGAGCGGCTGTTTAGAACATTTACCCAATAATTAGATGAACCATCATCGTTCTTAGCGTCTGAAGCTTTAGAAACATAAGAGAACTTCTCAAGAATTGTGTTTGCAAGACCTGTAAAGGCACCCTTAGAATCGATAACAAGAATATGCATTTCGTCGTTAGCGCCGTTTACGCCAGCAACAAATTGAGAAGTTCCTGGTGCGCCGTTAAATTCTGATGCATAATCGCCATCTGGACCCCATGCAGCGAAAGCTGTTGCATTGGCAGAAGCCCAAAGAGAAACAGAAAGGCTGTTTCCAAGTTCGCCTGCATACTTAGCTGCAAACATTCCGTCTGTATTTGCTGCGGACAGATCCATGTAATCCACTTCGTATTGATCACGATTAGCAATCAATAGTCCACTACCGTTTGCAGTAGCATTCTTTGCAACAGAAGTATTGGCAGCACGAATAACCTTAAGGTTACGAGCGTAAGACAGGAAGTTAGCGCATGTGAAATAGTCGAGATATGTAGAAGAGTCAGGCTTACCGAATGTGGATACGAGTTCAATTTCGTTTGAAATCGTAACAATCTTGTTAATTGGTCCCCATGCAAAACGACCCGCATAAGCGCCTTCTGTTGTACCTACAGAAGGTACAATAGTTGTCAGGTCGATTTCAGAGACATTTACGCCTGGTGACAGTTGAAATGGCATTGTGTTTCTCCTTTAGAAAGATTAAAATCTTCTTCTTTCATTTTTATTTAGTAAAACGAGTATTTATAGCTTGTTAGTCCAGTTCAAATCACCAAAAGGATCCAAATAACCCCTTTCTTTAAACCATAACTCACCTTGTGCGTCTTTTTCCATTCTATCATCTAGTCCATCATCTACAATACCAAATGGCACAAAGGATTCGTCCATAATGTTCATTTGTTCCTGCTGTAGTACGGCACGAATATTGCTATTGATATTTTCTTTAAAGTATCGCTGAGACGTTAACCATCCAAAATGAACAAGCGTCATAGCTAAATCGTCATTACTGCCTTCTTCGGCCTTAAAGCTCTTTTTGTCGGCAGAAAAGCGCATTAGCTCATCGATTGTCTGCTCATCATTAATTATCAGTTTGTCACTCTCAATTAAGGTCTTGAGGTTAGAACAACCGATATTTTTTGTCTGAGTGGACGTTTTTAGACCGTAAGCAATCTTTTTGGTAAAACCGGGGGTAGACTGCTGTCCCAGCTTGCCTTTGACCTGAATCTTGATTAGGTTCTCATATGATAGTTCGAAATGGATAATATCAGCTACCTGTAAACCAATACTGTTAATTTCCACTAGAATGAAGGCATCATTGTACATTTTAGCTGCCTGTACAATAACTGTAGGAAACAGCATAGGAGATATCTTATTGTTTCGATATTTAGCAACCTGTCTGTAGGGTATTTCCGTAACGTCGAAGATTGAGAATGTTGAATAGTCTAATCCTTGTCCTTCGGCAACGTCTACCGTCATTGTATATGTTCTAGTAAGATCTGGTTCTCTGAGAATATCCAAGAAGCCGTCATGACGAACAGGCTTATGCCAAACAAGCGAACGTAGTTTAGCAGGGTGAATCAGAGTATTAGCTGAACCAATAAACTCACATTCAAACTCTTGACGGAATTGATCTTCAGATGTGTTGGCAATCGTCTGTCGTTTCCAATCTTCATCGCGTCCTGGCACCATACTCCAGTGGATCTCAATTGGAACATATTCTGATTTGAGATCAGGATCATCGGATGTAGCCTTAAACCACATCTTGTAAAACAGGTTCAGTCCATTAGGTGTGGATACGATGATGACCTTTGTAGACTTACCAGAAGAAATTGTAGGATATGTGGACATGAAAAATGCTTCAGCAATATTTTCAGGAACGAACGCAAACTCGTCCAAAAACACAATGTTGAACGAACGACCACGAATAGATGAACCAGATGTAGAATCGGCCATAATACGTGAGCCGTTGGCTAGTTCAATAGAACCTTTGTTCCATTCTTTTACGCCTTGCTGTAGAAAACGAGGCAAGTATTCAAAAGCCAGTTGAAGTCTGCCTAAGATTTCTCTGGCCATCGCAGACTTGTTAGCTAGAACAGCTACGTTTACGCTCTCATTGAAAAGTATGTAGTGTAGCAAATATGCAACAGATGTTGTGGTTTTGCCAACCTGACGCGGGAGTTTACAAATAGAGAATCGGTTGTTGTGGAAGTTCAAAAGCATTTCTTTCTGGAAATCCCACATCTCAAATGGAATAAGACCGCGATCAACGTTAATGATTTTCATATAAGTCACAGCAAAGTATACGGGATCATCCGCACACTTTATAAACTCATCCATTTCTTTTTGAGTAAAAGCATGTTTAAAATCTTCGCGTGGAAGATTTGGGTTATTATTATACCCTTTGGTCATTATTTGTAATATGGATTCTTTGGATCGGTATCGTTTGTAACGTCTGGCCACCAATCAAGTTCATATCTTTTACCACTCTTAAACATTGCTTTCATCGACTTGATACGCGATTCATATTCTTCTTTACTAGGTTTAACATTACCTTCAACTACATCTAAAACGTATTGTATTGTCACAGCGTTGGCACTAAGACTAGCACATCTTGCTCCTACTTCACCTTTAAGATGGTCAAGCAATATACTTTCGCTACTATCAGCTAACACATTTGACAGTTCATGTGGAACTTTAAGATCAACATATGAATAAACGTAGTCATAGTGTGGAACAGGAGAAGAGTGTAGAATGTATTCATCCAAAACTTCAACTCTTTTAAATCCATCAACATCATGCCAAATAGCTCTATTTGATGTTAACTCATCTGGTTGACCAAAAGTTTTTTGTAAATGTTCTGCGTATTTTGCAGGTTCTTTATTTTTCCATTGGGATAGTGGAGAAGATGATTCTTTTAAAAACTGTTTAAACGTCTTCATCTTTCTGTTCTCCTAACATTCACTATACCTTTTTTCTTTTGAAAAATAGGTCTGAGACTTGTTTTTGGGTCAACTATCATATATGATTTAGATTCAGATTTGCTATCTTCTACTCTGTTTGTGTAATGAAGATGATCTATACCTTTTTTCTTTAGAAATGATGTTATATGCTGGTATGGTTTTTCGTAATCATTAGATTCCAAATATCCTGCATCTCTTATCTTTTTTTCCAAATCAGTATGTTCTCTTTTGGTAATATGTTTTCTTCTATGTAGGGAATCTATGACTGAAATA